CTGGAAGTGCAGGATTGGTGTCGCAAGAAACGCAGGAAGATTCCAGCGTGATCCTCTCCCTCCCCTCCGGCGCAAGCCGGGATTTCCCGCGCCGCGTGTACTCCGGCCGGGGCTTTTATTCCCCCATCGGATGACAAGCAAATGAGCTATTCCGAGTTCGTGCAGTCGAAATTGTCATCATCGCCTATGACAGGGTTGGAATCCGTCGGCACATTGCCTGACGCGATGTTTCCGCATCAGCGCGACCTTGTGACGTGGGCGCTTCGCCGCGGCCGTTCGGCCGTCTTTGCCGATACCGGGCTGGGCAAGACCCGCATCGGGCTCGCGTGGGCCGATCAAGTGCCGGGCGACGTGCTGATTCTGACCCCGTGTGCGGTTGCGCCGCAGATGGTCGCGGAAGGTATCGAAGTTGGCATCAATGTCACCCACTGCCGCACCGGAGACGACGTGCGGCCGGGCATCAACGTCACTAACTATGAACGGCTGCACCTGTTCGATGCGTCGCGGTTCATGGGCGTGATGCTGGACGAATCGAGCTGCATCAAGCATCACGACACGAAGACGCTGAAACAACTGCTCGACGTGTTCGCAGATACGCCGTTCAAGCTGTGCGCGACTGCGACGCCGGCTCCGAACGACTGGACCGAACTGGGCACGCACGCGGAGTTTCTCGGAGTCTGCTCGCGATCGGAAATGCTCGCCGAATTCTTCGTTCACGACGGCGGAGACACGCAGACGTGGCGCCTCAAGGGGCATGCGCGGCACATCTTCTGGCAGTGGGTCGCCTCGTGGGGTGCATTGGTGCGCAGTCCTGCGGATCTCGGGCACGACGCATCGCGCTACGTGCTGCCGCCGCTGAATGCCCAGGAACACATCATCACGACGGACTTCGTGATGCCAGGCGCGTTGTTCGTGGACGAGGCGCAATCGCTGATGGAACGTCGCACGGCACGCCGTCAGACGATTGCACAGCGCGTCGAAGCCTGCGCACGCATCGTCAACGCTGATTCCGAGCCGTGGGTCGTCTGGTGCGATCTGAACGCGGAAGGCGACGCCCTGCGCGCTGCGATCCCCGGCGCCGTCGAAGTGCGCGGATCGGATGACCTCGATACGAAAGAGCGCCGGCTGCACGACTTTGCAGCGGGACGGATTCGCGTGCTGATTACAAAACCGAGCATCGCCGGTTTCGGACTCAACTGGCAGCACTGCGCACGCATGGCTTTCGTCGGCGTGACTGACTCTTTCGAATCCTATTACCAGTCCGTGCGCCGCTGCTGGCGTTTTGGACAGACGCGATCGGTTGACGTGCATGTCTTCGCGTCGGATCGCGAGGGCGCCGTCGTGGCAAACCTCAAGCGCAAAGAAACGGATGCGCTCGCTATGGCTGACATGCTGTCGTCAGAGACGCGCGCCGCTGTGCAGAAGAACGTCTGCGGAATCGTCAGGCAGACAAACCCTTACAACGCAGACCGGCCCGTAGTGGTGCCGGCATTCCTTCGGGAGGTGGCATGAACTGTATTGACCAAGTAATCGGGCAGAATTTCGCGCTGTATCACGGCGACTGTGTCGAAGTGCTGCGCGGTCTTCCGCCGCAGTCGATCGACTACAGCATCTTTTCGCCGCCGTTTGCAAGCCTGTACACATACAGCAATTCGCCGCGCGACATGGGCAACTGCAAAGGGACGGATGAGTTCTTCGTGCATTTTGGGTACTTGGTCGCTGAACTGCGCCGCGTGATGCGCCCGGGCCGTGAGGTGTCGTTTCATTGCATGCTGATGCCGACCAGCAAAGAGCGCGACGGGTACATCGGGCTGCGCGACTTCCGGGGCGAGTTGATCCGCGCGTTTCAGCAGCACGGATTCATTCATCACTCGGAAGTCGTGATATGGAAAGACCCGGTGACTGCGATGCAGCGGACCAAGGCGGTCGGGCTGCTGCACAAGTCGATCCGTGAGAACGCGAGCCTGTCGCGTCAGGGAATCCCGGATTACGTAATCACCATGCGCGCCCCTGGGGACGCAGTGCCGCGCGTGAAGCATGACCCAGAGCAGTTTCCCGTCTCCAAGTGGCAGCGCATTGCTTCGCCGGTATGGACGGACATCGACCCATCGGACACGTTGCAGTTTCGATCAGCCCGCGAGCATGACGACGAGCGCCATATCTGCCCGTTGCAGCTTGAGGTGATTCGCAGATGCGTTGACCTTTGGACCAATCGCGGAGACGTGGTGCTTTCGCCCTTTGCTGGGATCGGGAGCGAAGGATTCGTGTCGATCGAGGAAGGGCGGAAGTTTATCGGTGTGGAACTGAAGAAGTCTTATTTTGAACAGGCCGCACGGAACCTTGCGCAAGCAAACAAGGGGGAACTTGATTTGTTTCACGGGACGGATGATTCCGTCGTTCCATTCCCGGCTGCGCTTTCGATTGTTGCGTAATGTCTGACGTCCTCGCCTTCCTCGCCGCCCTCGATTGCCGCCCATTGGCCGTCATCGTGCAGACGCCTGACCTGCACCGCGTCGCGTACTACGAACACGGCACGGTCTACACGCGGTCCACGGACCCCGCTGTCCTCGTCCACGAGCTGTGGCACGACTGCCAGCGGCAAAGGATGGGGGATGCGTGGGACGCGGGGGAACAGGCGCGCAGGGAAGCGGAGGCGCACCGCGTCGAGATTCAGTGGAGGGGTGAGCAATGAAAACCAAAGTTATCAACCCGATGGTCGTTGTGGAATTTCGCGCCGAAGTGTGTGCGTTCGTCAACAATTACAAAGACGTCACGATTTCCGTGGCGGATTATTATGGATTTGAGACATCGATAAGGGTGGAGCTTGGTTCCATCCGCGCGCTTGGGCAGCGCCTCATCGACATCGCGAATGCCGAGGGCGTGTGAGCGTCGAGGCGATTACATGGGCACTCGCTCAACCTGTCGACCGATCGAGCGCAAAATTCGTGCTGGTCGTGCTCGCGAACTACGCGAACGCTGATATGTGCGCGTGGCCTTCGATCGCCGCGATTTGTGCCGCAACGAGCCAGAACCGGAAGACCGTTATGGACGGTTTGCGCCGGCTTTTGGGCGCCGGTTTGATCGTTCAAACGGGCGAAACGGCGGGCCGTACCGGGTCCGTTCCGGTGTACCAACTGGACACGAAAGCAGTGCCAAAAACGGTACAGCTTAAGGCCGCAGCAGTACCGAAAACGGGACCGCATTTTACGTACAAGCAGTGCCAAAAACGGGACCGCTTCGATATGTGGAAGCAGTACCGAAAACGGACGGAAGCAGTACCGAAAACGGACGGAAGCAGTACCGAAAACGGGACACGGATACTAAAGGATACGAAAGGACACGAAAAACGCGCGGTGTCGTTTTCTAAATTCTGGGCTGCCTACCCGAACAAAAAATCGAAGGGTGCGGCCGAGAAGGCGTGGCAATCCCTGAAGCCGAGCGAGCAACTTGAAGCCGAAATTCATTCCGGCCTAGAGCGGGCCAAGACCTCGCCTCAGTGGACCCGCAACGATGGGCAGTTTATCCCGCACCCCGCCACCTGGCTGCGGGCTAAGGGATGGGAAGACGAGTTCGCCCCTGCCCAACAACCGCAGGGCGCCCCGAGGTTCATCGCGGTATGAGCCATCCCTTCCTGTCGACCCGAGAAGACGCCGAGCTTTCGCTGCTCGCGAACTTCGTCACGGACCCTGCGCGCATGGATGGGCTAGGGCTCACGCCCGAGGACTTTGGCTGGGTTGAGCACGCCGAACTCTTCCGACACCTGCAAGCGTTTCCGGCTTTTGACCCTGCCGTCTGCGAGGCGGATTGCGGGCGGGAAGTCGCCCAGCTCGGGCGCGATCTACTCGCGATCTGGCCCGCTACAAACCCAGCCGGATGGGCGCGAATTCTTCGCAGGGTGAGTGCGACCGAGAGCTATGCAAGCGCAGTAAAAAAGACCCTGAGCACGTCGAAGAACGTGACCCCACGCAAGCCGATTAGGGAGTGGAAGCCGACATGAAAGTTTTCAAAAGCGGGGCGTTTGCTGACCGGGTGCTGTCGCTCTACAAGCGCGGATTGCCGCCCGGTTGTTCGACCGGATGGCCGTCCGTGGACCGCTGCTACACGGTCGCAAGCGGTGAATTCTCAATCGTCACCGGCATCCCGAATCACGGGAAAAGCACGTGGCTCGATGCGCTGCTGGTCAACCTGCTCGGGCAGGAATGCAACGGCAAACCGTGGCGGTTTTTCGTGTGCAGCCCGGAGCAGCAGCCCACCGAATTGCACATCGCCGAGCTTCTCGAAAAGCACATCGGCAAGCGGTTCCGCGATGGCCCGGGGCCGAGGATGCGTCAGGACGAAATGACGGATGCAGTGATGGCGGTCATGGATGCCCGATTCGAATTTGCCGAGTTGGAGCACGAGGACGAGTTCGCCGACGTGTTGACGGCTGCCCATGCGTTTGCAAAGCGGTGCGCGGACCTTGGCTATCAACCCGGGATCGTGTTGGACCCGTGGAACCGCTTGGAGCATCGCCGGCCGACGCATCAGAGCGAGACGGAATACATCAGCGATGCACTGACCTGCACGGTGTCGCTGTGTCGCGATACGGGCGCGCACATGTGGCTTGTCGCGCATCCGAGGCAATTGCAAGCGGACCGGAACACGGGGCAGAGGCCGGTGCCGACTGCCTACGACATCAGCGGTTCGGCCCATTTTGCCAACAAGGCCGACAATATCATCGTTATCTGGAGGGATATGGCTGCGGCGCATCAGGGCTTGCCGACTGCGTTGGAAACGACCGTTTACGTCCAAAAAGTGCGCCGTCGTCACATCGGCAAGGTCGGGAACATGCGGCTCAAGTACGACCTTCAGAGCGGGCGCTATCTCGACGTGATCGAGAGCTACGTGGAGCGGGGCGTTTATGGCTAGCGAGTCAAGAAAACGCAACAAGTTAGTGCCTGCTCACGTTGACAACGGCCCCATCCGGTTTAGAGTGGTCACAGGCGAGGCAACAGCGATTTACGAATGCGAGCGCGACGGGCCTGGAGTGCCGGCGCTTGGGGACTTGCCCCGGGAAATGCTAGACGGGGCGGTGCTGTATGTCGGGGACGCAGGGATAGCGAGGGCGACGAGATGAGCGGACGGATTTGGGTGGTGGAGGAAAACATGGGCACGCGGACGAAGCCGGCTTGGTGGGCGACCTCGTTCGTTCGAGACACGCGCGAGCTTGCTCGGAAAGCGCAGGGGACGGCCAAGCGTGCCGGCTACGTGACACGCGTCGTGCAGTACGTGCGGCAGGGAGGGGCGCGATGAGTTACGAGCTTGAAGATGGGATCGTGCTGCCGGCGCATGCCAGGCATACAGGGTGCGCCAAGTACCCTTGGAAGCAGATGCGAGTAGATCAATCGTTTTTTGTATCGACTGCGGATGCAAAAAACATTTATTCGAACATTAGCCACGCTAACAAAGCGTATGCGCCGCGCAGGTACAAGGGAAAGACGGCGGAAAAGGACGGCATTCGCGGAGTGCGCGTCTGGAGGGTTGAATGAGAACCGCCCGCCTAGACCACAACCCAGACGCCGGAATCACGTTCATCACGTTGGCGTCATCCGTGTCCCAGCCAATCCACACGATGATCGGAGAGGTAATGCACCCGACCGCGAACGCGCTGCAAGTGGCTCACGTGCCGAGCTACCTGCTGCTGCAACGGCTCGCGGAGAAGATCGGACTGCGCGAGCTTGCGCACCGGCTGCACGTCGTCCCGCGTACGGTCGAGAAGTGGATCAAGGCCGACCGCACGCCGACGGCCGAGACGAAGAACGAAATCATTGCGCTGTATCGGATCGAGGTGTCGCCGCATGTGCCTGGGGTGGCGTCTTGATCACGGCCTCCGAACTGCTCGGCGAGATCCGCCCGCCCAAGCTGCGCGGCACCCCGCGTACCGTGCGTCATCTGGTGGACGTGGACCGGCTGCAATGGCCCGCGCCGGTCGAGGTGCCGAAGGTGGTGCTAATGCCGAAACTGCCGCCCGTGCCGCAGGGCAAGCGCAAAGTGGCCGCAAAGCCCGTGCGCCTGTCGCATGCGGACTGGCTCGCGGTGCAGCGGGCTAATGCCGCCAATCTGAACGCACAGCTTCGGGCGCGTCGAGAGGCGCAAGCGCCGGCCCGCGAGGCTCGGAAAGCGCGGATCGCTGAGGTGGGCGCGTACATCAAGCGGCGGCGCATTGCGCTGGACTTGTCGCAGCACGACGTGGCGATGCTGGTTGGCTATCCCTCTCGCGCGCAGATCGGTGCGTTTGAGCTTGGGCGCGAGTCGCTGCCGCTGAAGCGCGTCGCGTCGATGGCGGCTGCGCTGCAATGCGATCCGGAGCGGCTGCGGGTGCCGCCGCTGAGTGAGTACCTGGAGGCAATGGAATGATCAAGCGAGCGTTGATTTTTGTCGCGTCGATGACGGTAGTC